GAGCCGGTGCAAGCGTGCGACTGGTGCCGCCGTGCGAACCTGCACAGCGGTGCGGACTATCTGCGTGCGTGGTTGGCCAGTCTGATCTATCACACCGACCAGCCGTTGCCGTACCTGTTCCTCAGCGGACCGCAGAACAGCGGGAAGTCGATCTTCCACGAGTGTACCCGGTTCCTGTTCACCCACGGGATCACCTCGGCCAACTCCGCTCTCACGTCGCAATTCAACGGCGAGCTGGCGGGTTGCTTCATGGTGTACGTGGAGGAGCGGGACTTGACCGACAAGCGGTACAACGCGTACGAGAAGATCAAGGAATGGGTCACCGGTCGCGATCTGCTTGTCCAAGAGAAGTTCCAGACGCCGTACACGACGCCAAACTATCTGCACTTCGTTCAGATGGCGAACAACGCCAAGCACCTGCCGATGGAAGACGGGGATACCCGGATCGTCGCGTTGGACGTGCCTGCGTTGGAGAACCCGATGCCGAAGGCACAGATGGAGAAGAAACTGGCGGAGGAGGCATCCAGCTTCCTCGGCACCCTGATGAACACGCAGCTGCCGCCGCCGGTATCCCGGCTTCGCATTCCAGCTCTGTCAACGCAGACCAAGCGTCAGATGGAAGGGAACGCGATGACCCCACTGATGGCGTGGCTCCGTGACAACGTATTCTCAAAGCGTGGGGTGTCCATCAAGCTGACCGACCTGTACGCCAAGTTCAAGGCGAACCAAGAGAAAGACAACAAGCCGGTCCCATCCGAGTTTGCTGTTGGGTTGGAGATCATGAACCGATCTGACCGCTATGAGATCGGCCAACGTGGGAATGACCAATATCTCCTGAACTATTCGTTCGACAAACACGCCAAGCCGCAGAAAAAGGCTTTGTCGACAAATTCTTCCGGAAGATTCTGATTTTTCATTTGACCTTTCTCCTATATGGTGTAGACTTTAGTAATGAGTTACCAGAAAGACAGTTTACCGCCGAGTGGTTTCAGCTATCTCGTCCGATACATCAAAGACGGTGAGACGATCGCCGTCGAGGAGTATTTCGAGAAGCCGGACAACGAGGAACCGCTGCGAGAGCAGCAGGCCAAGATCGGTGCTGACTATTACGACATCTGTAGATCGGAGCCAACGTTTTGATTCGCAAACTTTTGAACTTCTACTGGGGCGACGAACACCGCGTCCCTCTCCACACCATCGCGTGGCGTTTGATCTGGTTCTTGCCGATCCAGCTCTTTCGTATCTTCTTTATCGCGTCCGTATCAATTTGCTACGGACCTGAGATCGGGGCGATGTGCTGGGATCGAACACAATGAAAAGAGCTGGCACCTTTCGGAAATTTCTCTCAAAGATGAATCCTAAAGATAGAGTAGCTTCTGTAGAGCCGCTCGATGTTGGCGATTGGGTAAAGTGCGGCGATGACACCGGACTGATTGTCTCCGTAGGAAGGGAGTTCGTCAGCATGTTAGTTTGCAACAGACTACGATTTGACCACGTTCGTGACGCGGTCCATCATGTGCCACCGTTTGTCGTGGTCGTACTAAAATCTCATATTGAGAAACTAAGATGAATCCAAAAGATAGAGTAGCCTCCGTGAAGCCAAACCTGTCCCGCCTCCCACTAGCTCCGTTGCTGGAGACCGCTGCCGGTCTGGAGGAAGGGGCACGCAAGTACGGACCGTGGAACTGGCGTGGCGAGCAGGTCAACGAGACCATCTACGCGGACGCTGCCATCCGCCACCTGATGCAATTCATCGCGGGCGAAGACATCGACCCGGACTCGGGCCTGCCTCACGTGACGAAGGCGATCGCCGGTCTGTTGATCCTACGGGACGCACAGATGCACAATTGCTCGGTGGACGATCGTCTGGTCAACCAGAACTTGAACATCAAGGCGGTTGGCGACAAGATCAAGGAAGTCCATGAGAAGTACGAGCAGGTGCCGTCGAACCTCAAGCCTCGTGAGCTGACTGAGGAGCAAGAAGTCCCTGCCGGTGCGGGTAGGGGACGCTACTACGAGCCACCAGAGAAAGTGTCGAGCATGACACACGAAGACGGCACACTCACTGTGTGGTCCGACACACCAGCCGGGGGCGGTGCCTACGAGTTGAAGTCTGACGATGTAGGCAAAGAGGTGGTACTACGCAACGGTCGGATGGGGATCATCCACAGCGTTGATAATTCTGAATTTCCTATCAACGTCTGTGACTGTAGTAATCGTGCTTTCACGTACACTCGTGTGAACGGTTATAGTCACCCCTCAAAAACCAGCAACCACGATGTCATCCGCATCTACCACGTCCGCAAGGCTCCGAACAATGCCTGAAACAACAAGCCTGTACACGATGAACGAACACGTCCTGGCGGCTCTCGATGTTGAGACCACCGGACGCACGCCGTGGGAGAACGAGATCATCCAGATCGCGATCATCCCGCTCAACTGTCACGTGGAGCCAGTCAAAGATTGCAATCCGTTCTACTTGAACATGAATCCGGAATACCCGGAACGTATGACCAAGGATGCGATTGCTGCACACGGCATCCAGGTGGAAGACTTGGTTGGTTGCCCTGACCCGTACAGCGGTGCGGATATGTTGTGGGAGTGGTTTCAAGACTTGAACCTACCACCAAAGAAACGGTTGATCCCGTTGTGTCACAACTCACAGTTTGACATTCCGTTCATCCAATGTTGGCTCGGCCACGATATGTATGACAACATTTTCAGCTACCCTACCAGGGACACACAAGCCTTGGTGACCGGGATGATGGACAAAGCCGCCTTCAAAGGCGTACCATGCCCGTTCCCTCGTGCTCGGCTAGGCGTCATCTGCGAGCAACTCGGAATCGAGTTGGACAACGCTCACGACGCTCTCGCTGACGCTCTCGCTTGTGCTGCTCTCTACAAGCACATCCTCAGCAGGGAGGTCTTGTGATGCGGAACTAATCCTTGGACGCGATCGTTTACCCGGCACTGCAACCATTGTTACGTGTGCCGGTCCTGTTACCTTTTTCCCACAACATTGTTTTGCCTTTGCCATGACTCGTACCCTTGCTTCTCGTACTCGAAGGAACCCTCACGTGAGACCACGAACCGAAGGTTGTTTGCTCGCTTCCGCTGGCTTCTGTATCTGGGCCGTATTTGCCGTGCTGACACTCTGCATCAACATTGCCGTTGTTGCAGCGATCATCGCAGGCGTCTACTGGTGCTTTACAGGCGAGTGGATCGGCAACGCACCATTCCTCAACTAGCGTCGTTGATAAGTCGGAACGCTGGGCTGACACACAGCTCGGTGAACTTGCACTTCTTCACGTCAACGCCAATGTCAACCAGCTCCTCCCTCATTGCCATAGTCAAGGTGGCATTGAGGGCGGAGCCTTTTTGTAGGTGCTCTCGGTGAATCGGACCTAGCACATCAACCAACACCGACTGTGCTGTCTCTGCAACCGTGTCTGCGAAGTCTTCTTCCTCGATCACACACTTCAACGCATCCTTTGGCTTCCACCGCGTAAGGGTACGGGCTGAGACTGTGGTCCCATCTGCCAACGTGATTGTCTGCACGCACGTAACGAGCGACTTCCATCGAACGTCGATAGGCTGGACATCCGTGACCAGTGGCCAGTACCACACAATCCCAGGACCATGTAGCGTCCCTTGCTTGCAACGTGACCACTTTACCATCCGATCTGTAGGTGGCACCTTTGCGAAGCGGGGACAGAAAGCAGTGGCCTTATCAAAGAAGGCGGGAATCCACTCAAGCATTTGTTTCTACCTTTGCTGGGAACCTTCCCAACGGGCACGCCTCCGTTGCCATCTTCAACTTGTTGCGGATGGCTGGTTGGTCTTTGCTCGCAGGGCAACCACACGAATTACAAACTCCTCTCACTTTATCGAACATCGCACACTTGTTGCAATGCTCATCAAAGATAGCACTGATCTCCTCGTCAGTGCGTACTGGGCTTCCTGCCGCTACCCATTTCCGCATAGCGGTTGCATAGTTCACTGCCTTGTTCAAGAGGTTGGCGACGGCATCCTTTGTATCCGCCGCACAACGGTTGCAAATCTCCTCGTCAATAGGAAGGGCGGTGACACCACAAGTCCGTCCGTTGTGTCGGAATTCACATGGAGGCAAGTTACCAAGTTGGACGATGGGCAGACCGTTTTCCAACTTTGGATTCGCCGCCTCTTTCTTTTTCTTTTGTTCGATGAAGACTCGGACGGGGCAAGAGTCGCAGATAGATGCGTCAACGTGTTGCCGATATTGATCGGCCTGCTTGTTGATACATCTGTGCATTGTCTCGCCTTGTCGTCTCTCCACTTGACGCTTCCGGCAATCTTTCATTGATTAGAATCCACCTATTGTTTGTCCATAGCTTCCGCTACTTACCTGAGTGTTACCCATTCCAACACAAGTCTCGGCTGGTCCTGTGTTGTCATGCTTGATCGGCCCCGTGACCGAAATAGGTCCAACGTTACCGACTCTCCAAGAACAGTACCCCGCATTGATTTGAGCCCTGATCGCTGCCGCGAATGCTCCAGCCATAAGCTCCGATCCGAATGTTCGGCAGCGGAAGAACCCGGGACCGGGGATGCAACGCTGACCGCGACCGGTTGTGTTACACGGTCCGTTAGGAACTGGCTTACATCCGCTCTCCAGTGTTCCACTGATTGTAAGCTGACCTGGGTTGATCGCGTCCCAACCGATCGACGCCGCCGATCCGTATTGAACCCACACCTCCCACACACAATCCTCGAACGACGGGCGTCCACAGACTTCGTTTTCTTCCGGCTCCTCGAAGTTGAAGTCCGGGTTGTTGGACGCGACCTCGTCGGCACGAGTAGCCTGCCCTTGGAAGTCAATGAACTCGATGCGATCGAAGATCGGCTCCAGTGCGTCGAACAACTCTGGATCGTTCAAGTCCTGACACACCGTGGTTGGGAACACGTCGTCCAAGTCCGTTGGGAAACGGTCACCAGCTGTCACAGACACTTGAGGCGTATCATCGTTGGTGTCGATGTACAACGGGTGTCCTGGCGGCGGTGATACTTGAAGCAGAGGCGACTCGATGTCAAAGTTGTCGTCGGGGTATGGCTCCACTGGTTGTGCAGCTGGCCATGCCCACAAGTATTCCTCAGTTGTCCCAGACAGGATAGGTGTCCAACAGTCGAACGTGATTGTCCCTTGGGTAGGTTCAACACGCATCGACTCGATGATGACTTTGATATTTGGGAACGTCGGGTTAATGTTCAGCTGGATGCAATCATACAGCTCAAGGTTCATATGTTCCAACGAGGTTTGGAATGACACACGCTTCCACGTGTTACTGTTGCGGATGCTCCAGTACGTAGCTGTCTTCAACGCTTGAGCTTCGTTGTTGATCGTTCGGTATGAGTGCTCTGTTCCAAAGTAGCCGTACTTCTCAACGTTACGTTGAACTGTGAACCGTCGCACCGGCTCAGAGGTGTCCAACATAGGAGCACCCCACGGTTGCCAGTTCGCGGTGATGTTTGTTTGTAGGTCTTCGGTTCGGCTCAACGACATTTTGAATGACCCAGCAACAATGTCCGCCGTGGTCATGGTTGCATCTGCATCCGGCTCCTTCGGCAGGTATGACAATCTCACAGTGTTGTCGGTGATGAACAACGCACAACGAGCCTCGAACGCAATCTGACCCAAGACACTAATCACATTATCTTTTGTGTTGTGGTAGTAGTTGCATGGGTACTTGGTCAGTAGACTCTTGACCGCCGCGAAGTTCGTAGCGTCAATCTCGAAGCTCGTGTACGTCTCAACGATCCATTGGATAACATCGACCGGGTTTGGTCCGATGTCACTCTCGAACGTCACATACAGCTCATCATCCCACTTCTCGTCCGGGTAGGAGCTGAGTGGACGGTCCAACCAGATTTCGGTTGCAGTCAAATCCCCGTAGTTGGTTTCCACGACTTCGTAGTATTCACCAGGGAGTTCTGACAACTGCCGCGTGTCTCCAAGCGTACGGTACGCAGCAACGCTCACCACTGTACCAGGGATAAGTGAGACGATGTGAACCTCGGTCGAAGACTCATCAAGGAAGACCTCTGACCCAGCTGGCAACCATTTGAACTCACTGTCCGCCAAGTTGTCCAACAGTCTCCACGCCTCACCAGCTCCGCCAATAGCTTGCAAGGTGTAGGTCTGAGTAGCCTGTTCACATGCTGCCAAGCTACCAGGGTCTTCCTCAGTTGACTCCCGGTAACCAGAGTAGTACGGACCAACAGATCGACAATCAACGTTATCGGTTGGTGTGTCAAGTCGGTTGGTAGAGAGGATCGTGAACAACTCCCCGGTGAAGATACCGGTGTAGATAACGTCGTCGATCCGAATCTGTGTCTCACGGTTTTGTGGGAACTCATCGCCACCTAGGATAAGCAGCTGGTCCTGCACGTACACAAGTTGGTTCGCACGATCACGCAACAACTGACATAGCGTTTGAAACTTCGCACGTTCACACTCACGGTCACGCACGAGGTTACACCCGTTCTCCGGGTTTGCTAGACCAGTACCACCACTCTGCCCGGCTCCGTTAACAGGGTTAGCCAGTCGAGTACCAAAGAATGTGTCTGGTCCGTTAGCGAATGGTAGGTCCGTACCAGGAACGTTGTTCGCGTTCCACGTGTTTGTGGCCAGCGTAACGTTCTCCTCGTTCGATGGTTGAGCACCTTCGCATAGAGGGTCTTCAATCAGCGGGCACTTGATTTGACGTGCTTGGCAAATCTTGGCGTCGAGCGTTGGGTCCAACACACCTTGTCCGAGACGCAGCAATCCCTTGACCCCGTTGCGAATTCGGATCGCAGGGTACATACAAGTCTCACCGAACCGGAAAGGCCAAGGTGTTGTGCGTTCGCTTTCGTCGACCTTCTCAATCAATCCATCTTCGACCGCGAAGCCGAACAACCGACCTTCGATCTTGTTGAGGATTGAGAAACGCAGCGTGCGTGCTCGTTCGTCCCAGATCATCTGACTGTTGATCTCTCCCTGAATCAACGGTACCATTTGGGACACAGCAATGTCTGAACCATCGTCGTCAACGAATCCAAGGTAGACGTTGGCCGGACGTTTGTGGATGTCGATCGAGTCGAGCACTTGACGCATGTAGCCATCGCTATCCGACAACGTGACTGTCACGGACTGTGATGCACCATTGTTGGTGATGCTGGTCGTTGTTTCGAGCCCGGTAAGCTCCAACAGTGTTTGTTGGGCTCCGGTGTACGGTGTGGAACTGTAGAAGACCTCCAGGTTGTCTCTCCACTTCACACCAATGATGATGATAGGAGTCAACCCGGTCTTCTTCGCCAGAAGCCGTCGCACAGGTTCGCTAAATGTTCTTGCCATCAGCCTCCACCGACTGTATCGCGTGTTCTTGGATTGTCTTCCCTGAGTTCAAGTGTCACTCCATAGGCTTCGTCTCCAGGCCAGCCACCGGCTCGCCCGTTTCCGCCGAATTCGATAGGCGTAGCAGACACGCGTCCGACGATTGATCGTCCTCGCCATGTTGCACGCATAAGGTTCCCACGGTACCGTCGCATAAAGTCAGCGAACTCCTCCATCTTGTCTCGTGAGATGACGAAGTCCCAACGGTGAATTTTCTTGCCATCGCCACGAGTGACGAACGTTCGCTTTGACCCATCCATCATACGAAGGACAGTCACGCTCGCGTTCAACCCTTGGTTGTTACCAATTCTAGGTCGAGGCAAGATCATTGTGGAAGCTAGTGCAGGGTAGGGTGCTTCCAATCTGAAATTTTCATTCGATGCCATTACGGAGTCTCCACCACTTCGGATACACCGTCACTCACGATGCTAACGTCTGACAGTTCTTCATCGTAGTGTCGGTTGGCTCGGCTCTCAAGTCCCAAGTCATCCGAACCGCTACGTGTCCAGATACTACCGGCCCGGCTCAAGTCTTCCGCGAGACCAAGTCGATCGTAGTACAACTCACCATCAACAGCTTCACCGGTTGTCTCAAACACGATGGTCCAGTAACCTTCACTGTCTTCGGTGTAGATTTCCCCGGGGTTAGTAATGATGACGATCCATGAGACCCCCTTCCAATCTTTCAAGACAACCTCGCGTCCTAGGTTGTCAATCAAGAAAGTTTGGAGGGTCTCTAGGTCGGCACGCTTCGTTGCAACGATCGTGTAAATTTGAGATTGATCTTCGACCCAATCGTCGTCAGTGAAGATGTCGGGAGAACCATCGAGGAAATCGCGGTTGACTCGGTTGTAGTTGTACCGTCGTCGGTCATCCGTCTCGGGGTTACGAAGTTGGAACGTGGTACCATTGTCGATCGAGTACAGTGCGAACTGGCTCTTGTAGTTTAGCTTCGCGGCGAGAGGCTCGACACCACCCTCGCCGTGGAAGGTGTTGAACGTGTAGCGGGCACACGGAGATTCAATGTAGAACGTCAACGCCTGTCTCACAACATTGTCTTGGTTGACTGGCTGGTTCAAGATCAAATCGTTGTCAGCTGTTTGTACCAGATTCAAATCATCGAAGACATCAATACCATAACCCCATTCAACAGTTTGGATGAGGTTCAGGTCACTCGACGGTGTGAACGAACGGAAGGCAATGCTTGATAGGCTCAAACCTTGGTTGATACTAAATGTACGGGCGATCCCAGCATCGCTCACAAGGTTCAGTTCATCTGTGATGTCAAAGGTCCGAACCTTATACCCATATTCGACAGTGTCGAACAAGATGTTGTTGTGCGTGAAGTTACGCACGATCGGGAAGATAGCGTCTGTCTCTTGTGTCAGAGCCAACTCTTGATCGACCGATTCGTAACCAAACACCTTCACCGTCTGGACGAGTCCCAGGTCGTCCGTCAGTTGAATTGTTCCGCTCGGCAATGCAAAGGCATCAGCGTTCTCAACGAAAACAAGTTCATCCGAAACCACACGCCGAACACCATCGCTGGCTTCGTCTACGAGCCCCAACGCGTGCTCGACGGAGAAGTTAAGCTGCGAGGCGGTGATTAGGAGTTGAACGGTGTATTGGTACGAACGAATCGTCATTACTCAGTCATCCTTTGAGTGGCTTCGATCGCATTGAAGTTCGTTTCGGTCCACGGATTATCACTTGGGTCCACTTCAAAGAACACCTGCCGACCGACATCTGTGCCGGTGCCAATGACACCCATGCTTTGTTCGTCGGCTGTTCCATCATCGAACCCAATGTGGAGAGTTGGTGTTCCATCCACAGCTACACACGCAACATCAATACGTGCTCCGTGGATAGTGTCGATCGCAGGTGACACGTCAGCGGTCAACCCGTAGTGGTCATCGTTGCCCGTCGCAGTCGCATCAACGTAGTCACCGGTTCCCCAGTTCGTATCGTTAATCATCTCGAAGTTATCCGAACCGGTGCTTGGTGTCCAGTCGTTCGGCACATCATCACTGCTAGGTCGATACGCCATCACGCGACAAGACCCAAGCGGAGCGGTGTGAGTTACACCGTCGATCTCCATCTCGTACACGTCGTCGATCGCGAAGAACTCTCCGTTGTCGGATTGGTTACCTCCAGACGTAGCAACACCAATCCGCATACCCCACGTCTCAAAGAACGTAAAGCCAGCCAAGTCGATGTTACTCTCGTCGATCACAAGAGTACCATCCACGTAGACCTTACAGAACGGACTGTTACCGATGGTCGTCTGCTTCCACTCGACTTCGATGTAGTGCCACGTACCTTGACTCAACGCATCACTGGCAGTGTACGTGTTCGCATCGTTATCGACCAACGTCAAGTCAACACCGTTCGCGTCAATCCTCAAAGAGAATGCAGCCGATGAAGATCCGTTCATTGGTTGAAAGATAGTTGTTGTAATCGTAGACGCTGGCGTAATCGCCGCGTTGTAGAAACGAAAACCCACGCAGAGTGTCGGGACACTTGCGTTGGTAGGTACCTTGTAATCAGCGTGACGCCCGGTACCATCAGGGTGCTCATAGATGACCCACTCACCACGAGCCGACTGCGTCAGAGGAAACTCCAACGCAAGACCCTCGGCTTGGAAGTCATCAATTAGCGAGACGTTACCGCCAGAGTGTCCACCTGAAATTTCGGCGAACTGCGTCCGGTTGGTGTTGTTGATACGGGTCTCGACATTCGCACCCGTATCAGCTTTGTTGCCGTACGCCTCAAAGCCGTCGCAATGAAAAACAGTCATGGCTTTCTCCCATCATGATTTAGGGATTAGCCAGAGACGGTGTAGGTCACCTTCAAGGTGTCGCCGTTGGTGACCGTCGCGTTCGAGCTGAATGCAGCGGTGCTCCAAAGGGTACCGGTGCTTCCCGACTTGGTGTTGACCGAAGTGACGAAGATACCCTTGATGGTCGCCGAAGCGTTCATCGAAAAGTCGACGGTCGTCGAGTTGGTCACCGAACGAGTAGCCGCAGCACCGGCGGTCCACTCAGGTCGAGTGCCTTCGGTGTACACGGTGGACTCAGTCCAACCACTGTGGGACGCCATTGTGTCGGCGTTGTCGAACGCGGTGAAACCGCTGTTGTCGACCAAGCCCATGTACCAAGTCGAGACCTGGGAGCCGCCGTTGAAGCCTGCGTCCAGAAGGTACTCGATACCTTCGTCCACGATGCCGTTCGGAAACTCCTCGGTCCACTTCTTGTTTCCGTCCTTGTCGAAACATTCGACAACGAATCGGCCTCGGGCCTTCAAATCGTTCTCGACCTGTTGTCGCTTCATTTTTGTACTCATAGCTTAAACGTTCTCCGTCTGAGTTCGCGTTGGATAGATTGCCCGACCTCACGTGCGGTCTGTGTGGGCACCTGGGATGGATTGTTGATGTTGATGTCACCAACGTTAATTGTCGTCCCACCGGAGTCGGACGACGACGCTCCTCCGCCTTGGCCGTTGATAGCCTGTAGCTCGGAGAAGAAGTTTCGGGATGAGCGAGGGTTCACCACGAACTCCTCGGGAGCCAGCATAGCCGAGATTGTATCTTGACCACGGCTGTCACCACCTGCTGCTCTATATTTAACTTGTCCGCCAGAGTAGGCAAATTGCCCGGCTCCAGCAGAAAGTGCGTTAGCGGCCTCTTGTGCGGCCCGGATCGCGGCTTCCGCCATATTGTTGAAAGACCCGGCAGCGGAGTCGGCAGATGAGGCAAGGGAATTCGTGGTGGAGTCCAAAGTCCCAACCGCTCCATTTGCCTGACCCGCCGCCGGGGTGATTTGTGCAGTGCTTACAGCCGTTCTGGCAGCATTGACTGATGCTGTCTCAAGTTTGGTGCTCAGATTCTCAATGGGTTGAGCGTCGACTTCTGGAGAAATCTCCGTCTTGTCGATTGCCTCGGCCTCAGCACGAAACTCTTTCGCCTCCTCTAGCAACTCTGGGTTAAATTCACCCTGGGTCGCCAGGAGTTGTTGCTGTGCGATCAACTTCTCTCCAGTCAAGCTGATCTGCTGTTGAATTTCGTTGTACCGTTGGAGAGGAATGTTGTTCTTGATGTTCTGTTCATTCAACAACGCCGACTGACGGCTCAACTCTTGGAGCTGCGTGATACCTTCCTCGTAGGTGAGGTCTCTGTCAATCGCCTCACCGATCGCGGTCACGTCTGCGAGGATCTTATCAGTGACAGCTTGATCCCCAGGTTGTTGTGTTGTGAACAACTTGTCAAGGATGCTTGGATAGTTTCGATCCGCCGCCGCTTGGACTTTCTCGGTCAAGGTGCTAAAGGCGAACTCACTCTCCTCGATCTTGTTCTTCAACGTCTCTTGTTGAATGATGATCTCGTTCAGACCACGTACGAACTGATCGGTCGCCTCTGGAGTTGCACCAGCGGACGAGGTAGCATCTTGTTGAAGCTGCTGAATTTCAGGCGACTCAGCAGCGGCTCCCTGGTCCAACAATTCCACGGAAGCAGTGAAGTCGGTGTTGGCGATCTCTTGTCGCAAGTTCTCGACGTTCAACGACCAGTCAACGGTGATGTTCTCTAGTGAGGTCTCGAAGTTCTCAGTCAGCTGATTGATTTCATTTTCCAACGCAAGCACGTCGAAGATTTCGGCCCCGGCTGCGTTTTTGAACTTATCTTTCAAAGACGCCCTCAGCTCGTCGATTTTCTTTTGTTCGTCCGGAGAGACAACGCCATCCTTACGAGCTTCTGCCATCTCTTTGCGTAGAGCTTCCGCACCCTCTTTGACAGTGTCAAACAGGTTCACGGCTTCGCGGAGACCACTTTGTAGGTCTTCGCCAACGGCTTCGTTCAAGTTGTTTCGGATTTGGACTGCGAGGTCAAGTTCAAGTTCGAGAGCATCTGCTCGTAGCTTCGATCCCTTTTGGAACCGCTCATCGACCTTCGCACGCCGTTCTGCTTCGTCCGCCGCCTTGGTGTACTGTTGTGCCAGCTCCACAACGGCTTCCGCTTCCTCTTGCGTGATCTTACCAGCGGCCAAGTCGTTGATAGCTTTACGAGCATTGAACTGGGCTTCAACAGCACGTTGTTGTTGTCTCAACAGTTGAGTAGCTTCTGGCAACCCTTTGAGTGATTCTTGGAAGTTGAACTCCGCAATCTCTTGCTGAATCTCAGCAACGGAATCGTTCGCCTCCTCAAATTCTTGTTGGATGTTCTTGATCTTCGCTTCGGCCTTGCCCAGAACGCTGTCGATCCCACTCGCGAAACGAGTGAAGGCTCGGGCGAAGTTGTCTTCGATAGCTTCCGCCGCCTCGTTCGATGCGTCAACCATTTCTTTGAATGCTTTTTCTGACGCCTTGTCAACTCCAAGCAGTCCGTCCTCGACCTTTTCAAGTTCCTCTCTAAGAGTCTCGATCTCTGTAACGTTTTCCTCTTTGATGATCTCCAAGGTGTATTCTCGGCTGGAGATGCGGAATAGATCGCCCTCCAACTCACGAACACGACCTTGGTATTCGATCAAAGGTTGAACAACGTTTCTACCGATCCACACACCGATCAATGCAGAGGCAACAATTGTACCAACAACAGCAAGACCTGGGCCGAGTGCAACAATGCCAGCAAGGCTGGCAGCGTACACACCAGCAGCAGCAGCGGCACCTCCAAGAGCTACACGTGCAGTCTCAACGTTGGGAATAAGCTCAATGAAGAAATCTTGCAGGACGTTCTTAATCTGCAAGGTGTCTTTACCGATGTCAGCAATAAGACGACTGAACTCCGCCGCATTTTCCTGTGCTGCAAATGCGTCGGTGTCCTTCACCAACTTCAACGCCTCAGCCAACTGCTCGGCGGACCCGGCGGAGGCTTCTAGCACACGGTCGAACTCGAACTCTCCGTCCCGGTCCAACAACGCGGCAACACCTCCCAATTGGGCACGGATAGTGTTGAAGGCTTTAGCGAATCGCTCGGGGTCTCTGTCCAACGCAGTGAAGATCGCGTCGATGACCTCACGGAAGTTCAGACCTTGCTTGATAAGGTCCGTGAACCCGTCGACTTCCAGCTTGTTGAACGCTGCTTTCAGTTCGTCTGTAGGCTTGGTCATCTTGACCAAGACGTTACGCAACTGAGTCATCGACTTGGTAGCGTCAACACCGGCCAACGTACCGGTGGCGATCGCCGCGAACACTTGCTCGATCGGCAGTTCCAATTGTGCAGCGAGGTTCGTAACCGTACCAAGGTTACCGTTGAAGTCTTCCAACACAATAATACCAGAGTCGATCGCCGAGAAGATTTTACCTGTAGTCTCGGTCGCTTTTTCTAGGCTTTGGTCATACGCTTTAATGATTGGCGTCAACGTGTTCACAGCTGACGTGAAGTCACTCTGGGTAACGATAGCCAAGTCGGAGATCGCACCACCAAGCAACTTGACTGTTTCTTCGGTCGTACCAATGTCGTTCTGGAACGCTTCGAGAGCAGCAGAGGCTACCTCATTTACATCGCGTCCAGCGGCGACCGCAATTTCCTTGAGCTGAGTCTCAAGGCTAGATAGATCAATACCATCGGTGATACCTGCAATACGTGCAAGCGTGATCTCGAACTCCGCCGCCGCATCGGAAGCCTCGAAGAATAGGTCACGCAGCTCGTTGATACCACGGATGATAAGTTGGGTCTGGACAATACGACCGACAGCTTGCCAAGACAACCCCACCTTGTCGATCTCGCCTTTGGTCTTTTTCAGACCATCGCTGGCTTTGCGTGTGGTTTCGGCGACCTGATCTCCGTACGCCTTAGCACCTTTGACCGCTCCTGTGAATGGGTCAACCCCACTTACACCTTTCGCCGTTGTCACGAACTGCGAAACCGAAGCTGCGGCTTTGTCCGTGCTTGCCACGAACGCTTGCATAGCAGCGACAGCTTGGTCGGTGTTCAGCGAAAAGGTTTGTACTTGGTCAGCCATTATCGACTTTGAATCTCAATGCGAGGCAACGTGATGTTTTCCACGAAGGACTCCGCCGCTTGATTAGCGGCGTCACGAAAGTTGTACGGAGTGGGCTCAATAAGACCCCACCTAACACCTGCCTCCCCAACAGCCACGCTCTGCGTTTCGTTGGCGGCAAGGTAACGAAGATTGTTCTCGTAGTAGAATCTCCACGAGGCTTTTCCAATGCGTTCAATTCCACCTCGGCTGTTCATACGCCCAAGTGCAATACGGTCAGGGGCGTTCGCAGCGACGTTGATTTCCACAGTCTCACCTACAGCATCGGCGAGCTGTTCAAAGGTAGCACGAGAAGCACCGGACCAGTCAGGCACATTTTGAACTGCCTCTCGCAACCAAACCCGGGCAGCTTGCTCAGTTGCAAGTTGCATCTTTGCGTCGAGACTTCCAAGCCACGCACGGAAGTTGACCGTGATGCCTCTAAAGTTGCCCGGGTTGAATTTGAACAGTCCCATTAACGTCTACCTTTACGTCCCTTTGATGAGGAAGCGGTTTTCTTTGGCTCAGGATTTTCATCGTGCGTACGCACTTGGTGGTACGCAAGAACCATAGCCTGAGTCTTTACGGAACACTCGTCCCAAGAGTCCTTTACTCCTGGGGGTCGGATTCCGAGTCGCTCGCAGGCTCCCCAGATGGCGTATTCGGCTGTTCTGTGTCTTGGCCAGAGGATCTTGCCTGCTCCACCGTCTGACCAAGTAGAAAAGCATCTCGGGCTTCCTTCAACTTGGCTTCGTTCAGACTGTTTGCAGTCAACACACAGTTGATGATTCTCGTACACTCAGCGTCATTCAGTCCAGCCGCCTTCAACTCGTCAATCCATTTAGAGCAGGTTGAAGGGTCTTCCGGGTTTACTTGATCCCACTCGATCTCGGACGGGATCAAACTGTTGACCACCATGTACGCGAAACGGTGCTGACCCCACTTTGTCAGCTCCGCTTTGTACGCCGGGGAGTCGGGGTTGCCTTCGACTCCGCCTTTGACCACTCGCTGCGGCAATCTGGGACGAGGACACATATCCTCGTAATCCGTCATGTCTACACACTGGGCCTTGATTACGATATTAGGTCCAGCGGCTCTGGGAAGTACAAGAACCTCGTCAGAACTTGTTACAGGGATACCACCAATTTTCATATTTCACTCCACCGTGAAAATAGTAACAGGAAATTGGAACGGTAACACGTCGGGTGTTACCGTTCCGGAAAGATGTTACCGGGATCAGACAATGTCAGTCGCACGTGTGGTTACCACGTCCGTAACGTTGCACTGTCCGGAAACGCTGATCGCCGCGTCGGCAATCGAATACTCCAACGACTCCCAGCGGAAGTCGGGGAACAGGAAGTCTTGATCCTGGTCCGTTCCGCAAGGGACGTTGTGGATGACGTAGATGTCAACCGCGTACGGTTCACAAAGGTCATCCGAAGACGACACCCACTCGCTGGCTTCGCCAGTTCGCTTGAGAGCGTCGACCGGGGTGATGGCTTGGCCACTCTCGGTTGTGACGTACTCGAAGGTGAAAGCCATGTCAACTGAGACCGGCACGTCTTCGCCTTGACGCACAGTGTCAAGTTGGTCACGGTCCAAGTCATACTCGAAGTTGCGAGCTTCGGTCCAACTCAAGTCGCCGTCACCGATCTTGATCTCGATGCGTTGAGGATAGAAAGTGATCGCCTCGGCAGCACCAGACGCTCCGTTCTTGGCGGGCGTGAAGTCGATGCTGGTCGTCGGCGAAGTGGAAGCAGGCGTACGACCGGTGACCGTGTGGGTCGTGGTCAAGTCGCCTGCAAACTGGAAGCGAGCACCAACCGGCACCAGATCGGTGTCGTCGGTGTTCAGGACAATGGTGTCGATCGCACCTGTTGTCGCCAAGTCAGCTACAACGCCGTTGGTAGCCGCCGTCCCGCTGAGACCATCTTGGATGAAGATGGTTGTGTCACGAAGTTGAATACGTGCCATTAGGTAGTATCTCCTGAGAGGATGTGAAAGGTTAAGCTACGGATCAGGTGATGTTCGCAGCACGTGTGGTCACAACGTCGGTGACGTTGCATTGACCGCTGACACTGATCGCCGCGTCGGCAATCGAGTATTCCAGCGACTCCCAACGGAAGTCGGGGAACAAGAAGTCTTGGTCGAAGTCGGTACCGCAAGGCACGTTGTGGATGACGTAAACGTCAACCGCGTACGGCTCGCACAAGTCGCTTGAAGACGACACCCACTCGCTGGCTTCGCCAGTTCGCTTGAGAGCGTCGACCGGGGTGATGGCTTGGCCACTCTCGGTTGTGACGTACTCGAAGGTGAACGCCATGTCAACTGAGACCGGCACGTCTTCGCCTTGGCGAACGGTGTCGAGTTGATCGCGGTCGAGGTCGTACTCAAAGTTACGAGCCTCGGTCCAGCTCAAGTCGCCGTCACCGATCTTGATCTCGATGCGTTGCGGCAGGAAGTTGATGGTTCCATCCTCAGCCAAGATCGCGGTCGCCGCAGGCGTCCAGGTGATGTTGGTTGTGGTCCCCGAACCTGGAGTTCGAGCGGTCACGGTGTGAACGGTCGCGTCACCGGCGGTGAAGCGAGCACCAACCGGAACCTGATCGGTCACGTCGGTGTTCAGAGCTACGGCGTCGATATCAATGTCGACATCCGAGATAACGATGCCCGCCACGTCATTGACGAGGGCGGTACCAGACAGACCATCTTGAATGAAGATGGTGGTGTCACGAAGTTGGATTCTGGCCATGAGGTATTATCCCTTAACAGATAGAGAGTTCGTATTTTGCGATCACGGCACACTGCTTGACTTGCATGTCTTTATCCAGCATCCCGTAGTTGACAACCCGCACAAATTCCCGGCTGTTCCGATCTGGGATAAGAATGCCATAAGTGGTGGCAGGGTCTTCATCGCCGTGCCGGTTGATGGCGATGTTTCCAGAAAGTGTATTTGCGAGCGTACCAGCTTCGTTCAGAATCTTGTACGCGTTTTCATTGGTCGTGATGAGGTCGGTAATCATCAGCATGATTTCGATAACGACTCGATCCTCGCCGGTCCGGTTATTGAACCAAGGGCCGTTGACCCTCATGACCACGGAGTCCTGCTGGAAAACGCCCTCAGACTCCTCGTGGACCCCTTCAATATAAAATTGTACGCCTAGGTCCGTTTCTACGATCGGTTTTAGAAGAATTCCCAAGGAAGTCGTAATCCAGCGGGGTAGTCTAGGGTCCATTACGGTGTTCCTCCACTCAGGTCGGCCACGGAGCCTGTTGCCGGGCTGGTTTCCCCAGTATCCTCGGTCACGAACTTAGCCAGGGCCGATGTTTGGATATCGGTCACGTTGGCGTTCACGGCGGCGATTGGGATGTAAACCACTCCGGAGAAAATCATGTGTTCGGGCAAGTCGTCGGTCTCCACGAAGACTTGGATCAGGTCGGACGGGTCTGCTCCAGCCGGGACCGTGAAGTTGAAGGTCCAGACGGTGCCGGTACCGAACTGAGGGCTCAGGGAGCCAGTCAGGATGCCGTTGACATACAACCCGTGGATCGGGTTGGATTGGGCATCAGGGTACACGATCCGCATGTTGTATGTTTGACCGGGGATACAGACTTGTCCGTCCGTCGACCCAGCGAACGCTGCCGCTCCTCCGCCTCCGCCGCCACCAGTGGCTACGGTTTGCAGACCAGCCGAGTTGTTCGACCGGAGCGACACTTGGTTCAGGTTCATCACGTCAGCGATGTTATTGTTCGATCCTGTCAAGCTGACCGAGTATTGGCCGTCTTGAAACGTGACAGTGTAACCGTTGATGATCTCGAACGTACGAGCATAGGTCACACCAGACAACACAACTTCGGTGTTGTGCCGGTGAGTGTCCTCGAAGATGATACCTTCCTCGTCGTCCTCCAAGTCTTTCAAGTCAAGGCGGAACTGATCGGTATCCAACTCGTAAGCACTACCTCCAAGCGGAGTCAGGTACGTCGTCGGGATCGAAATAATCTTGGTTGCCCAGTCAATCGTAATCATCGGTGCCCCTGTGCCAGAGCCACGAGAAGCTGCTGCTTGATCGTTGTCAGTTCACGCTGCTGTTGAGATACGGTGGCTTGTAGGTGTTGGATCGTGGTCCCTTGTTCACTGATCCGCTTCTCAAGCTGTTTGTATCCTTCATGCAACGAGTAGACGTTTTTCTTGTTGATGATGATTTGGTCGTTGAGCGGGGTTTCTCTCTTACTCATCGAGCACCTGTTGAATGTTGAAGGACACTCCTAATGCTGAGATAGTACCCGTCCCGCCAGCAGCTTTGTAGTATGGAGGTGGCGGACTTGCATTTCTTACATTGTACGTGACATCCAATTCACCTTCGTAGGAGTGGACGTAGGTGTATGGGTCCGTATTAACTTGTACGTTGAGTAGCTCGTCACCGATTGTGACTGATCCGACCGTCTCCGCTGCTTCGATGTATAGTCGGCTCCCGCTCACAATACCGTTGAAGACAACGTTGACCGAAGCCTGTACGGTGGTGTTCGTGGTTGTGTTTACTGTGATACCGGTCGATCCGTTCAATGATGCAATCAACACGTCATGCCCAGTGTTGTTATCAACGAACGCGTTTGCAGTGTCATTTGCCCCATAGCTCACCGCGACGATGTTATCGAAGTCAGTGGTACTTGGGTCAGTAGGGGCGGATGCCATGTCGATCCCGTGCCCGGTGCCATCCGAGAAGAATCGACAGTCAACCATGTCCGTGCTGGTAGTCCACAGGTAGGCTCCATCTGCGTCTGTCGTGTTATAGAAGTCGCAGTCGGAGATAACACACCCGGTGTCTGAGATTTGTCCACAGTTGAAGAACGAGGTGAAGCTACAAGTGTTACCAGTGCCTCCCAGTTCAATCGCAACAGTATCGTCAAATCCGTAGACTAGACAAGTGTCCAAGTTGAAATCACCAGCACTTGAAAAATCAAGCGACCTTGGCTTCGATGTTGTTACTCCCGGGGTAGCCCAAGCAAGTAACAACATACGAGTGAAGTTGATCGAGTCGGCATCCGAACTTGTGATACCTTGTGCAGACAACGCGGAGTCTGTGTTCGTACCATCATAGTATGTTGGGTCTCTGAATACCAAACGCTCCCCAGTGCTGATGAAGCCAGAGGCGTCAGGTGTCAGGATAAGCGGAGCGTTTGAGCGGGTGAATCCAGCGATGGTCTCGAACACGCCTTTGAGAGCTGGTGCTGGAGAAGTCGCGTCATCCCACGCTTGTAGGTCGGCTACCAAGGCGGTAGAGTTTCCACTGATAGTCAAACCTGCATCGGGCCAACGACTAATCATGTCAATGTAACAGTTAGGGTCACCGCCACCCACACCAGCGGTCATGTCCCAGACGATTCCGATGTATCTCGCAGCTGTTAGTGTCGCGGCTGTTCCGCTGTTACTTGTCGGGGTCTTGGACATAGAGACCGTCGATACTTTCCATCCACCGGCGTATGTATCACTACCATCAATCGCCCAATCACTATAGTTCCCGCTGGTGTCTTGAACTCTCAACACCACCCCTGAGTTCGCAAGAGTATCTAGCAAACCAATACCACCGGTAACGAGCCAGCGGACAGCAACCACATCTCCGGAGATGTCTGTTCCAGACGCTCCTAGATCGAATGCGAATCCTTTGATACCGTTTGAGACTTTACGAGCACGTGAACCTGTGGAAGACAGGAAAACGTCAGTGTTAGCACCGCTACCTCCACCGCCACCGTAGTCTAACCACGTTCCACCTCCGGTAGCCGTGTCGTTTGTGTAACCGGATACAGTAATTGCCATTATTCATCTGCCACTTGCTGGATAAAGAACGTCACCCCTGTGGCACCGATCGTACCGCTGCCTTCCACTGGTTTGTAGAGCGGAGCAGTGGTACCTCTGCGAACGTTGTATGTAATATCCAGGTCACCCTCGTAAGAGTGGACGTAGGTGTAAGGATCAGTGGTGACTGAAACATTCTCTAGCTCGTCACCAACGGTAACTGTCCCAACCGTTTCCGCTGCTTCGATATACAACCGGCTTCCGCTCACGATACCGTTGAAGGTAACATTTACAGACGTTTGCACCGCAGTGTTTGTGGTTGTGTTTACCGTGATACCTGATGATCCATTCAATGCGGCAATGAGAACATCGTGTCCCGTGTTGTTATCGACGAATGCGTTTGCAGTGTCGTTTGCTCCGAAACTCACAGCGACGATATTATCAAAGTTTGTGGTGGTAGGGTCTGTCGGAGCAGACGCAATGTCAATCCCGTGTCCGGTGCCATCCGAGAAGAATCGACAGTCAGCCATGTCCGTACTGGTGGTCCACTGGTATGCACCGTCAGCGTCCGTCGTGTTCCTGAATGTACAGCCACGGATTTCAGCACCAGTATCTTGAACCTGTCCGCACTCTACAAAAGATGTGAACGAGATAGTGTTGGTCGCTGCTCCGAGTTGCACACCATTCGTACCGTTGAAACCAATGATTTGACAGGTGTCGAGCGTCAGGTCACTCGCGGTCGAGAAGTCCCAAATCCGCCCAGCAGGGGAAGCCGTAATGTCAGGGTCCGATTCGGCCAAGACGTACAAACGAGTGAAAGAGATCGGGTCTGTCTCAGAGGCCCCACTTTCAAACCCAATTTCAGGTACGGCAGAACGGACATTCGTACCATCGTCGTAAACGAGATCGCGGAATACAACCCGTTCATCGGTCGAGTAGAACCCTCCAGAGCCAGGAGACAAAACGAACTTCGGAATACAAGTCGTGACACCGTCGACGGTTGTTACCAATCCTTTCAGTGGCCACGCACCGGAACTATCCTCCGACCAGAATTCAAGGTGTTCAATAAACTGGTTGTTTGTTGGAGGTGTCGGTCCAAGAGTGTCTCCAGTTACAACAATCCCTGTGTTCGGCCAGTATGCCAACCGGTCAACATAGCAGTTAGGGTCACCACCACCCACACCGGCGGTCATGTCCCAGACCATCCCAACAGCATACACAGCTGTTAGGTCAGCCGCCGTGCCGTTGTTCGCACTTTCGGGCAAGTCCAAATCAACGATTGCGTTTCGCCATCCTCCGGTATATGTGTCACTTCCATCAACGTACCAATCGCTGATATTACCAGATGTATCTTCGACACGAATGGCAACTCCTCCGTTGGCACGGGTGTTCAGAAGGTTAACACCGGCTGTGACCAGCCATAGCTGTTGAACGACACGTCCGGTCCAATCTTCACCGCCGCCTCCACCAGCTACCTTCCCAAATCCCTTGATGCCATTAGACACCTTACGAGCACGGCTCGAACCGTAGACGAAAATGTCGGAGTTAGCAGCACTACCACCACCGGCACCCCAGTCTTGCCAAGTACCGCCCCCACCAACACCCCAAACGGTATTGTAGTTCGCACTGCTGATTGAAAGCGTCATAGGGTAACTCCACGATTACCGGCCCGAAGTCTAATAGAGATGTCTGCTCACATCTATGCACTGAGTGCATAGATGTGTGTGGCTTTAGACATCACGCATCCGTTGTACGGATCGCGGTTGACGATCCTCCAGCGGAGCCGAGTGTACCAGTCGTCTCGAATGTCTTGATCGGTGTCACTCCACCGTCGCGAACGCGGATGAACAACGCTCGGTCAGACGAGTAAACGCTCGTGAACGACTCGGAAGCCGCAGCGGCCAACTTGTCGATGTAGCTGATGAACACGTTGTTACCCAACGTTGCGTTATCAGTCGAGAAGTCGGTCGAAGTAACGGTGAACGTGTCACCGGTGTAGTTCGAGTACGCAATCCGCTCGTAGATTCCGCTGTCACGTTCCACACGGATTGTTCCGCTTGGCTTCGGTGTGTCAGACGGGATCGTTGTGTTGATCTGGATGGTCGTCTGTGTCGCACTGGTGTACGTCGCAGCAGTTGTGAACTGACCAAGCTGCAACAGACCACCGGACTCAGGTCCAACCAGCACACGGTCTTCGCCGCTTTCCAAACCAGACACCGTGAAGGTCACGTTGTTCGGCGGAACCCGAAGCGTGTTGTCCAGGTCGAAGAACTGGTCGCTCGCGGTCGTGTCCGTAGGATCGACAGCAATTCCGTACGCACCGATGATAGCGGAACCGGTTGAGGTTCCGATGAACTCCGGGCTGATGGTACGGCTGGTGATGGTCACGTTAACGTCGCACGAGGTCTCGGTGGAGTCCGGGGTACCTTGGTAGATCACATCGCTGTCGAGCGGAGCAACACCAGTCTTCAACTGGAGGAACAGTCGACCAGTGGTTCCATCGTCGTCGACAGCCAACAGTTGTCCCGTTCCGCCGATGACTCCGTTGCCTTCGACGCTCAGGTCGTTGACCAATGCGGTCATGTCTCCACCATCCAACTGAGCGATCGCTTCGCCGTCGCTGATAGTTGCACCACCCTCGACAGCCACGACCATTGTTCCGGTGGTTCCGTTGTCCCAGACGGCAAGCAGCTTGCCAACTGCGGTACCAATCGACAGGTACTCGCCAACGGTCCAAGAGGAGGCACCAGTCTCGGTGTCGTAGTCGAACTTGGTTCCCCAGTAGACTTCCGCCGACTCGGTGAAAGGTCCATTCAATTCGTTGTCGTACGTGATGTCGTGGGTGATTCCACGGAACAGCTCACCATTCAAACCGTACAAGGTCTCAGCGGTTGCACGGCGTTGAACCCACTTGGTGTACTCATACAGATCGTTGACCGTTGGCGAGGCAGGAGTTGATCCTCCGCCGGTGATGGTCCACTGTGCGTAGTACGGCTCAGTGACCGCATCGCCAGTGATGTCAAGTTGTTGGTACCCTTCGGTGTTCGTGAATTGATCCCACGTCGCGATGGTACCTGCAACGGTGTCGTTGTTCAAGTCATTCGACGTGAAGATAGCCGCCGTGCTGTTACCAAGGCCAAGGGTCGCCGAGAACTCGGAGTAGGTATCACCTAGTTCGCGAGCCTGCACAAGAATTCGCTGACCGTCGATGTCCGCACCGGCTTCACGTGTCCGCACGCAGAGACGAAGCAGAATGTTCGCACCGGCGTCCGCGTTCAATCCCGAACCCCAGTAGTTGGTTAGCAACGCACCATCCTGCACGATCTGCAAGTTGGTCCCAGCTTCGACCGCACCCACGACCACGAGACCGGAGAAAACGTCGTCCCCACCATTCTGCCGGATAGAACCGTTGTACAGGTGCTCCGCCTCTGTGTCGGTGATGTTGTACCCGTTGATGAGCGTGATAATGTTGTCCGTAGAACGATCAGACGGTGTCAGAACAGAGATGTCCATCAAGTCGTCACCAGACGCGACAGCATCGTCCGCCAAGTCTTGCAACCAGCGGTGCAATTGAAGCACGGTGTAGGTCGCGGATGTACCGGTCCAGCGGATGTCGCCGTTTGCCGCTACGGAGAAGTCGTCGCCAATAGCCATAGATTATTCGTCCTCTGTTTAGACGCCAAAAAGAAGTTGTCCGCCGCCGAGTGCCTCGAAGACAATCAGACCAGCCAAAATTGTTGGAGTGATGGTTCCACTGGCAATATCGCCGAGACCAGTTGTGTCTCCGATGATAGCAGTGATACCGCTTTCCGTTCCGCGTGTTCGTTTTGCGGTGAACACCCAACCGCCGTCCATAGTTTGTACTTCCACAATTTGGAAGTTTCCACCTTTGAAGTTGATCCACTGATACGGTGTGATCTCTCCCCAATCACGAAGATCGGTTTTGAGCACCATGAACATTGTAGACTCAACATCTTGTCCGGCCCCACCTTGCCACGCGAACGGGCGAAGGCTCTGCATCATCGACGCGGTGAACATCACCTGACGTTGCATCTGCACAGGAATCTGGACGCAGTTTCGGATGGTCGCACTCGAAACTGTTTTTGTTTTCTGACCGGTCACAAGGTCCGTGTCGTTGGAGTCCAACCTGTTGATCGTTGCACGTGAGCCGTAGCGACGTGACATCGAGTAGAACGCGTTGCGTAGCGTTCTCGATAGGTTGGCGTTGTTATCCATTGAGACTTTGTTTCCGGATGATATCTTTCAATTCCCGAATATCCTCTCTGATGCCTTTCAACATTTCAAAGATCACGGGAGAATCAGATTTGTCGGTAATCAATTCCTTGACTTCGATACGCGTCGGTCGTGCGTAGACTTCCTTGACTGCCCATGCGTTGAATGCAATAGCAGCACCGAGTAGTGTTGTGAGAACACCGGTCGCCATCTTGCTAGGCAACCTGATCTCTTTGTCTCCGAAGACCATGTCATTACGTCCGTGGGTAGAGTGCCAAAATCTCGGCATAAGTTTCGGGGCGACCATCCTCACCGGCAGCTTGTGCCGCCATGTCGAGGATCAGTTGTCGTTTTCGTGCCCGACCATTCGAGGCCGGACGTGTGTACGAGGCGGGAAGTCCGCTCGGTTGCAAGTCGCCGCCGATCGCATTGATAGCTCGCAGCACTTGCATTGAGGGGCGATCACCTTGCCCTGGTGTCACGTAGAACGGTTCCGGGCTGAGTGTCCAGCCTTGTGCTTCCACGGTGATGATGATCGGGATGTTGTCGAGTACGCTCGAACCACCGCTGCTTGCGATCAGATCGAACTTTGTATCTTGGATTCCTCCTGCGATGTCAGCGGTGACCAAAAGGTCACCGTTGAAGTAGCCGGGGATGTATCCGTTCAGTGCGGAGTCAATAACTCCCTGCACAACGGTGTCGTCACCGGAGAAGTCGGCGTCAACCCATCCAGTTGTTGCGGAGTAACCGGCCAACGATCCGAAGAACGTTAGGTGCATACGCCACTGGTCGGAATCGCCCGCACCAGTTTGCAACGGGATTCGGAAGTGGCAGTTCGCAGCAGAGTGTGCTGCATCCAGTGGCGGGTCGTTCTGGTCGCGGAGTCTCTTGAGAGTCTGTGCCGAGACGCGGTCGAGTGCCGCACGAGGTGGTGGACCGACAGTTTTCATCGAGTCCAGAATGTCTTGGAAGATTCCCATGTCCGCTCCAAAGGGAAAAGAAAAGCAGGACGGGCGAAGATAGCCCGCCCTGCTTTTGGGATCAAAAGAGTCCAGCTAAATCAGCTGGAGGCGATTAGCCGTTGACGACGCAGGCAAGCCGCTCGTCGAGGATCGCGACACCGCAGAGCAAGTCGAAGGTCACGCGGGTACCTTGTGACTTCGAGTCGTACTGCATGGTCACTCGCATCGACAGTCCGTCGAAGTTGGCAACCGCACTGCGGGCACCCATCGAGCTGTCAACGCTCGCCAGAGGTCGGCTGACCAGGGCGATCGCGTCACGGTGGAACGCCAAGTTGCGGCTTCCAACCGGTCCAGGGTAGACCAGCTCGTTGTTGGCGATAGCCGAGTCAAGCGGACGATCCAAGAGCACTGCGTACTCGGTGGTCGTGGTCTTGGTGCGAGCGATCACAGTGTAGCTGTGGCTCGACACGCCAGTTCCCCAGGTCAGGATTTGACCAACTTGCGGTCCGTCGTTGGCTGGGAAGCCGTCGATCGAAATTTCCTTCGCGTAACCAGCGGCGAATGCACCGTTGGTGTCAGCGGCCTTGTGGACCGTCACAGCGGCACCACCGGCAACGTCGGCGGTCAGACCTTCGACGAGCGTGATGTCGGTGTCACCAGCTGAGTCGGCAGCCGATGCAATTCGGTGAGTGTAAGCCGATCCAGCGATGGTAACGTACTCGCCACCAGCCAGGGTAACGTCGGCGGAAGCAACGGTGGTCTCGATGACCGTGTCGCCAGCAACTTCGGCACCATCGGTAACACCAGTCGCGACTTCGGCGTCGTCGACCTTCACGTGACCAACGTTTTGGTCCATGAAGCTATCGAAGCCGTAGATGCGGCCAACGCTTGCTTCGCGGAGAGCGGTTCCCTCGTCACCACGCTTGTCGGCGTGAGTCACGATCTCGGCACCCAGAGCAGCTCGGTTGAAGCGGCTCGACATAACGAGGTAACGACCGGCCTTCGGGCACTTGTTGTCGTTCAGGGTCTCGTCGGCGTCCAAGCAGTATTCGTCGACGTTCAGCTCGGTGACTCCACCGGGCACACCAACTTGGTTGGTCAGAAGACGAGCAGCTTGCCCGGTCAGAACTTGGTCAACCTTCTCAGCCAGCTCACGAGCGGCAGGCTCGGCGTAACGCTCCAGCAAGTCGGCCAACGCTTGGGTTCGCTCGCGGTCCTTGATGACGTACGAAACGTGGAAGTGTTGGTCCAACGGCACAGGAATGTTGGGCGAGACAGCGTCTTGATCGGTCACGTCGTCCGCGTCCGTCTTACGCTTACCAGAGAAGTCAGCCGGTCGGCTGGTGTTCACGATGTCGCCTTCGGCGGCAACAAGGTTCGAGAAGTCACGGTGGACCAGTCGAGCCATGATCGTGTTGGACATCAAGGTCATCAGAGCTTGGCGGCTCCAAACCTCGGGAATCAAAGCGTCGTTATCGTTTGCACGAGCGACGTACTGCGGAGCGGCCAGGACGTAGGCCAGGACTTGCATGAACATAGTGATATTTTCCCCTTATGGAAAACGGATAGAAAGGTTCAGTTCAAAGTGCCCGGCACACGCCGGTAGAAACCCGCTTACGCGGTGGTTCAGAACCGTTTACGTTCGAGACCCAATTTCTTTTGGATCGCGTCGTAGTTCGCGAAGTATTCCTCGTCGCTCATGTTCGCAAAGTCGAGATCGCCTTGTGCAACACCAGGATTTGAACCTTCACCGATTCCAGTAGCTACGCCGTTCTTGAAAAGGTTAGGATCACTAGCCTTCAAGTCCGCCACAGCGTCTTCGACTGACTTTTGGACAGTCTTGGGAGTGCCGTCGTCTCCCGTTACAGTTACCTCAACCACGGGCACTTGGTTACCGGTCTTGTTACCTTGTGCGTCCAACTCGTCGATCACCTTTGTGCGTGGTGAAAGGAACGGAATGAACTGTTGAGGGTTGAAAGCGTCATGCTTCTGAGCGGCTTCCAAGATCGCACGATCGCGGATGCCGGACTGAAACATATTTCGGAACTGATCGCGTTCTTGCGTCAGTGATTGGACCTCTTGCTGGTGCTTACTAGCTGCCAGCTTGGCTTCATGCTTGGCCTGTTCTTCCTTGGTTCGCAGAGCGGCTCGGACGCCTTCCAGTTCCGACTCCAACTTGCTGCGTTGTTCGTTTGTGAGGTTCTGCTGCTTGAGCAGTCCTTCGTAGTTGCTCTCCAGGGACTCGTACTGAGCCTTTAGAGCCTTGTTTCGTTTGACCACGAATTCGTTGACTTCGGCTTGAGTGAAGACCTTTCCGTCTCCATCAGTTACCGTGCCTGCGTTCGTGTCGCCAACATTGACGGGTGCTGCTGCTCCTTCGCCGGTTCCACCTTCGCCGGTTCCACCTTCGCCGCCTTCATTTTCACGGGCTACAGGATAGGGAAAACCAAGAACTGTTGCCAATGCAAAATGTCGTCGCTTCATCTGACCACCTTACCTCGAATTAAGTCGAGTACGAGAAATACCCGGAGAGCGTCCGGTCGCTTAAAGGGAATTGTATCCCTTCAATGTAAATTTGTTCGCGATCAACCCCTTCTGATGTCAAAAGCGGTAGAAATTTTCAAAAAAGGTTTGATTCGTTGCCATGCGTCGGGACTTGGGATCAAATTAGCCAAGTGTTCCTGCGGTCCTTTGCCTCGTTCGTACTCAGTTCGGACCGGTCCGAAGGTTTCGACCTTTGTGGCCAGAGCCTCGAAATCGGCGTCTGGATCACGTCCTGATAGCATCTTGTCCGCAATCAGGTACGCGGCCTGTTCGATCGCAGAGGGCACCACACCGCCCTCCAGAGGCACAACGGTGGTCGTTGCGGCTGTGACGCACGTCTCCTGCCGTGGGAACTGGAGATTCTGATCGGTGGCGATTTTGTCCCCGATGAAGTTGAACTTGTCAATCAGGTAGGTGGCGTGATACAACGCACGGACCCGGTCGGCCACGGTCGACTGCTTCCAGTCCCACGCGTGCATCCGAGTGGCGAGCCACACGTTCCCACCATTCTCGGTGCCGTAGTACAGGTCGCGGATGTCACCCAACGGTGTGTCCGCTGCATCCGGCGATCCACCGGCTTGCAGGAACAGATACGGGTTGTCCGTGTCGCCTTGGTACAGGTCGTCGCCCAGGTCGGTCAGTGCCACCGCGTCGTCGCCCCACGGTAGGCTGTCAGCTACAGCTTTTCCGTAGATGGTGGCACCGGACGGGTAGATCAGATAGGTTTGGCTCATTCGTCGTCACTCTCCGACTCGTCGTCGTCTTCTTTTTCTTCCGAACCGCTGTTCGGGTTGGTGTCCAGTTCAGGTGCTCCGCGTGACGCAGGGTTAGTCGCACCTACTCCGCTGTTACGGCTCTTGGCTCCAGGGTTACCCGGTGCCGCTCCGCCGCCTTCCTCGCTCGCACCGTTGTCCTGCGGAGTCTGTGCCGCAAGTGTGAGGGCGATTCGCTCGGCACGGTCTTCGCGAGCTTGCTCGACAACTTTCTTAGCCTCGAAGCCGAGTGCTTCGGACGCAGTGATATCGTCGACCAGACCGGCCTTGTGTGCTTGCAAGATCGTGTTCGGATCAGACAAGATGTAGTCGATGCTGTCGATCTCTTTGTTCAGCTTCTCCAACTCGTCTTGCGGAATGATACCACCAAGCAAGCCAAGGATGATCTGCTTCGATACGTCCCGCTTGATTTGTTGCCCAGGCAGCTTCTCGACCAACTTCAAACGTTCTTGTGCTTCAAGGATTCGCTCCTCGTCACTCTTGAGAACGTATCGGTCTGGGTAGTGGATGGTTGCCGAACGTGGAGAATTGACACTTTCGTACTCGGCCCACATTTGAGAAATCTTCTTCTCTGCTGACTCCATCTCAAGTCCAATGAAGGACAGACCAGCTTCGAGACCACCTTGGCCAATCTTCTTCGCTTCGGCAGACTCAGTTCGTGATCCTGCTTTGTTCGCAACCGCCAAGTTGATAAGGCTGCGGATTGAATCCTCCAACCTGCTTTGCAACTTCATCGACGCTTCAAGCGGATCAGTTGGAGGTGCGATGAAGCTAGGTGCTGACTCGTTGATTCCGTAGTAGCGTCCCTTACCCGCACCGATCTGCTCGACTGGTTCCTTGGTGTTGCTTCCACTCTCCGGAGCCTTCAAGTGGTCACCGGTTGCGTAGCCGTCGCGTTGGATTGCCAAGAACGGGCTGTTCGATCGAATCGCGTAGTACACGTCGCTGCTCGTCAAGTTGAGCAGTGAGATTTGGTAGCTCGACACGTCTTTCATCAGCGACTCGTCGATGTCCAATAGGACAAACGGGATTCGCTTCAAGTTGGTGCGTACGGCTCCGTCTTCAAGCATACCTGGGCGTGGTTGGAATGACCCTTCGTCGTCGTAGATACGGTACCAGACCACACCGTTGTCATCTTTCCAGATGAGTCTGTATTGGTTCTGTGTCCCACTCGGCAGTGTAACTCCGCTGACTGAGGAGCTGACAGTAACGTTCCAATCTCGCAACAGTACGGCTTGGAATTCACCCCCTTTGCCGCGTGGTGCGTACGAGTAAGACAAGATATCCTCGACCCGGTAGTACGTCAAGTACGGCGGGTATGTGACATCAGCAAGTGTAGGGCCGGTCGGAGGTGCGGCGTCGACGTACACGCCAACCTTTCCCATCAAGAGCAGCTCGGTCAGCACATCCTTGCCCATGAACGCATCCATCGTGCTACCCTCGCCGTCAACACCGCCTCCCACGCCACGTACAGCATCTTGGTAGCGTTGGGAACCTCCGACCCGCGATACGCCGACCAATCGTTGGTAGATCGAGTTACGCACGTCAAGGATTGCCGCCTTGGCGAACGTAGGGATCGGCGTCATGTAACGACGCAACTCGAACTCTGGATCGGTTTCGCGATCTGTGAACTTTTGCAGATACTTGTTGCGGTAGTATTCACCACCTTCAAACGTGTCTCTCCAAAGCTGCCAGCTCTGACTGTCACGTAGGTATTGAGGGTGTCGAATGTCGAGTAGGCTCATTAGTAGCTCTCTCCAGGTTTGATCGTTCGTCCTGTCGACCGGACGTAAGCTCGAAAGTGTGCGATCTCGGCGTACGCCATCGCGTGTGCAAAGTGATCGTCGGCGATCGACTTATAGACCCCTCGTGGTAGTCCGAGTTCGTCCAATTCATATGTTCGGATAGGTGCCTTCATGTGTTCCAGGTACACAGCACGGACATCGTACGGGATCGTGATTCGTTTCTTGTGGAAGCGTCGGAGCACCATGTCGAGGAAGACCGTTCGGTCAACCGTCAGACACGGCACGTCGTGTTCGTCCTTTGTTTCCTTGATCTCGTTTCCGATTGTGCCTCGGCGGTATTGCACCATCGACGCATATCCCATGAACCTACGACAAAAGCGTCGGGCGTTCACGGTGTCGGGCTGGAAGTCGACGCAGGCGTGTTGTACTTGCCACGTCCGCATCACGTCTTCCAGTTGTCGCCACTCGTCCTGTGGGATTCGCAGCGTGTGGAGCAATTTTGCTCGTGATTTCTCGTATGGTTCGCGTCCCGGGTCAGCGTCGTAGAGGTATTCCACGATCGCGACATCCAAGAACGTACCAACGTCGATTCCGATACAAATTTGCCGAGAGCCGTCCGCAGGAGGGTTGTCTCCGCTCTTGTGGTCACCTTTGCACTCTACCAGTAACTTGTCCGTCAACCGGGCACCTTCGACGATGTGAGGCTCGCCCAATTTCTGGTTTTTGAACTCGACCGCCGCAAGATCGCTCAGTTGGGACTTGAAGTGGGCTCTCGCCATATCCCCGGGCGACACAGTGGTCGAATACATTTGGCTGATGTGAAAGGATCGGTGCCCCTGAATCTTGACCCGGGGTACCCAGACCGAGTCCCGTAGCCATTCCTGCTTACCTGCATGAGGCAGCTCGGCCTTGCATTGCGTGCAGAAGTAGTAGGTCAAGTCACAGTCGGGATCGTTGTGATGCTCTCCTCGAATGATGACATTGTTGGGCCAGCGGAGTGCCTCCAGTCTGCCACACGACGGGCATTTGAAGTGAAACTCCTCTTGTGTTCCGTTGCTGAACTGCTTGTCGATTCCGAACTCAGGGAGCGTTGGCGTCGAAAGCGAGAACAGGTACTTGACCTCTTGGCCGGACAGACGTTCGGTCACAAGGTCGTAGGTGTTGTCCGCACACCGGTCGTACTCGTCGATGATCGCCGATGATACCGGAACGGAAACAAGACCCCGTGAAGACACGGAGCCTCTGATGTAAATGTTGGATCGTTTGTTCGTGACCTTCAAGCCGACAGAGTTGCCTTTCTTGAATAGGTCATTCAGTTGAGGAGACAGTTCAACCAACGCGTCGAGGCGTCCCTTTGAAAAGTCTCCAGCGAGTCCCTGCGTAGGCAGAACGTACAACACGTCGCGTTCCAGTTCGGACACAACGAACAATGCACGTACGAGTCCTGCCACCGAGAAGCCAATCTGTGCCGCCTTTTTGACGGTCACGATTCCTTCGTCGATGTTCAGGATTTCTTTCTGCCAAGGGAATCGGTCGAAAGTCATCAGGCCCGGAAACGGATTCGGCATATGAATCCGGTGCTCGGCCCATCTTGTGCAAGATGTGAGAGTCTTATCCACCAAACCTCGGCTCATTCGCTGGCCGAGATAGAACTTCACTCTTGGTCGTCCTCGTCTTCGTCTTCGTCTTCGTCCTCGTCTTCATCGGCCCAGCCGTCGAAGATAGGTGCGGGAGGAGTTGGCTCGCTGTCTTCCTCGGGGTCATCGACCTTCGGCGGAAGCACAACAGGCTTGACGACACTTGGAGTCTCGGTCGTCATCGAAGGCTTCTCCGCGTGGTCCGGCTCCTCGTCCAAGAACATCACAGCGATTCCGAGAATCGTCATGATCTCCTCACGGTGCATGATGACCCAATTGACCAACGAACGAAGCCCGGTAAACAGCCGTCCCTTTCGCTTTCGATAGAAGCGTAGGAACTCTTGCTGTACCTCACGGTCGTAGTTCAGCTTGCGGTCGATCTCTTTCAGGTGCTCGGGCTTACAGGTTCCGCTCTTGACCAGGGCACGATAGATTCGTTGCTTTGGTAGGTTCAAGTTTGGTCCTCCTCTGTTTGGTATGTTGACAAACTCCAGTGGATCAGCAAGACTGCGATATTTCCAACTGCGACCGTTGCGGGTAATGTCATGCTCGGGTCGACGAGCAGCGAGACCCACCAGGAAGTGCAAAAGCAGCACTCCAGTACCTTCGTGCGAGGTCTCACAAAATCACGAAGGCGTTGAGCGATCTCGGACGTGCAGAGCAGAACAGTGATTGCTCCGACCCACAGTCCGTCAGTAATCAGTTGTTCCACGGAAGCCTGTCCCGAATCTTGTCAATCACGTTCTTGGCCTCCTCGTCTTTCCATAGTGTATCAAGCACTGTCTTGCGTGACTTCACACCTTCCAGTTTCTTGATGATGACACCATCGCGGATGAAGAAACTTGTCGGGTAGGCAGAGTAGTAATTGATCTTGTCGGACTTGCCGAGTTTGATGTTACTGTACTTCGCCAGCTTCTCCTCGCCCACTTTGGTGTCAACGTAGATGTATTCGACATCGTAGCCTTCTGCTTTCAGTTCCTTGCAGACGACCGCATACGTCCGACACGGGATACACCATGTCGCCGATACGACGACTAGCTTCTCCGCCTTGCCCTCGGGAGCAACTTTCGGAGCAGGTTCCTCAGCGGTCGCTTCGGTGATTCCGATGTCATATACAAGCTGTCGATCCACGACGCGAGAATCGGGAGTGACAAGGTTACCTTCTCCATCGGGGGTCTGGGCGAACGCCACACACGTCGTAACCGCAAATACAATCGAAACATAGGTCAGCCTTCTCATCTTGTCCGCAAGCCTCGTACAGGTCGGATGGCGTAACAGTCACCGCTGTCAATCATTTTCTGGATGTCTTTCTTTTTGCCCCAGAATGTGCCGTTCGGCTCGTTGAACCGCTTGGGTCCACTCACCCAATCTGGTCCCCATGAGTTCAGGATACACGCGGCTTGCTTTCCTTCGCGGTCGTCGACTCCAATGATGCACATCGCGTGTGCCCATCGGCCCCACCAACGTCGCCTAAGTGTTCCATCCCTATCTTTAACTTGTCCGGTAGTTGGTCCATAACTCACGGAACTCCCGACAATCACCGGATATCCCTTGGCAATCGCCCCTCTCAGCTCGGCCCAGTCATGGATGTGGTAGTAACCTTGTGACTTGTAGAGTGCGGCAATCCCATCCAACGACTCCGGAGGTCCACGTAGACCGTAGTCGGCGGCTCGCTTTGCAGAGTACACCGACAAGTCTTCGCCAAGAGCAGCGTAATTCGCCGCCGGGAGCACACCGTGTTCCTCGGCTGATCGAACGACAAAGCCACAGAAGGTTCCTGCACCTAGCCGCTGCCAGATCGGAATGTAGGTCCGTGACTTTCCGTAGCAGTATTCCGCCGAAAACGGCACGCCGTGCAAAATCTCCAGAGCTTTCGCCATCGCAGCCCCACCGCATGACGGAGCCCCACCTTGCGACATAGGTTGCAGTTGCTTCCCAGTCATCTTGGTGTAGTTGTGCGTCAGCAGGTAAGCCTTGCCTTCACCGGCAGTCTTAAATTCTTCGGGACACGGGACACAGGTGGTGCCAGTCGTGTAAATCGACGGTGTCAGCGGGACGGCGATTAGCCATCCAAGCACAAATGCTCGAAACATGGTGGTGGGCCTTTACAGTTAATTGATAGTGGCTGCGTGATGAGCCCCACTCATCACCATTGGTCGTCCTTTAACGCGGCGATAGAACTTGAGTAGTTTCAACTTGCTCTGCCCAGACTTATTGATAAGACGCTTTTCTGCCAGAGTGTAATCCTGAAACTCAGGGTCGCTCGGAGTAGGCACCGGGTCTACCGATGCAAGAAGATTCAGAATCCGGCTCATTTGCTTTCCGTGTATTCAAGAAGACCCTGACCGATTGCGTCCCAAGCACACTTGTGCTCGTCGAATGATTGACCGGTCAAGTTTTCAATCATCCAAACTTGGATCTTTGTTAACACGTCACGGACGCCGGTTTGATCTACCATGCTGTTTGCTTTGCTGGTGTCACGAACAAGATCATCGAGTGTGTTGCTAGTGCTCGCGGTTTTAATGAAGTTGTCCGCGAGTTGCCGACAAGTATCAGCGGGAGCGTTTGCTTCCTCGCACCACTGTCGCACCAGATCGGTGAGTTCGTTCTTGTCGACCAAGTCATCGGGTACCGGTTGAGGAGTCGGTTCGTCCGTTGGCTCAACCACGTCGGGGACGGGAACAGGGGCGAGTCCCTCGACGTGGATTTTGTGCTTCACAAGTTGCACAGTGTTATCGACAAGTCCCGACACAACAAGATCATACTCGCCAGGAAGACGGAAGGACATGACCACCGACTCAGGTGATACGGGTGAGGAGTCCTCGGTCGGTACTAGCCATTCGACCTTGCGAGCGTGAAAGGTAAACTTTGCCAGCTCACCGACTTGCACGTACGTGGGACCGATCAATTCGATCTTCGGCGGCGGCGTGGCATTCTTCACTTCGTCGTATGTCGCAGCTCCGCCGAGTGCTGACAGAACGGTGAGCAACAGTGCCATGATGTTCTTGTTCATGATATTCACCAAACAGGGTTTTCAGTAAAGAGGCGGGGATGGGTAATGCTCCCATCTTGTACCGTGGATTTCGACGGCCTTGGGTACTAATCTGTTCCCGCCATGAGTGCCACCACCGAAGCGGCGACACGTTTTCGCGTGCGAGGCGGGGTTACTTGATTGGCTTGTCGGTGACAAGTCGCAATCCCAGGTTCACGATTGACGTGATAACCAACACTGCACCAGCGGCAGCGGGGTTGTCAGCAATCACCTGACTCTCTGCGATAGCTGCCACGGCAGCACCCGCCAGAGTCAAAGCGTTGAACCAAAACGTCTTCGACGCAAAGATGCTCTTAGCCATATATTTCTCCCTTACTCGTCGGAAAGTTCTTCATTGAGGCGGCGTGCGATACGATCGGTAACCGCGTTGTCTACGTTTCCTGCTTTCAATTCTTCGCCGACAATATCCACCACCTTGTCGACAAGCTCCTCGACCTCGACTCTCGAAAGCATATCTCCGCTTTCGCGTGCCAGCTTCACCATCGTCTCTGTTGATTTGACGATCGACGCCAGCTGGCCAGCCGCGAAGTTCATTGCGTTGATTTGCGAAGCAGGGTCATCACCAGCCATGTTCAAACGTCGCTGAACCAAGGCTCGCATGAGGACCACCTGCTGTGAGATGTCTGCCAAAGACGCACGTGCGTGGTGTTTAACATCTTCGGTGAGCTGGGGATCACTCAGCTTGTAGGCAGTGATGAGGTCTTCGTTCTTCGCGTGGAGGTTGCAGTAGTGACTGCCCTCCATCGCGGGACGGTTACACTGCCCTCGGCTTGTAATCTTTGCACACTTCATTGTTGGCTCCAAAATGAGCAGAGTGGACGTGGCACGTTAAGAACGCGATCGCAACCACGAATCTTCCTTGGAAAGAAGTCCACCCTACCCTGCACGAAACGTATGTCTTCATTGAGAACTTGTCCGTGAATGTCCGGATACGTCTGAAAAATCGTCCAGGGAAGGGTTTTTGGAACAATTTGACCGGACATTATGTCCGGACAATGTCCGGACAATGTCCGAATTACAGGGTCATCCAGCGGAGAACGGTCGGAGAATTTTTCAGCGTCGTGACCCACACCTGGGACAGATCGGTGACGTTCTCGAAGCGGATGTCGTCGCCCTCGTAGAGGATCATCCCTCCGGTGGGTCCAGACGACGAATTCACGTAGACGTTGCCCTCTACGCGTAGAAGAAACCCCGTGCTCGATGCCTGGACCGGCAATTGGGTGGCAATCAGGGCGGGAATCGCGACTTCGCCGGTTAGAAACGGCTGAGGGGACGCCTGGGCGGCGTTGATCGCGTTTTCGACAGCTGTCTCAAGTTGAGACAGTGCATCTGGGCCAAGATACTTGACTTCGATAGGTTTTGACATGGTGGTCCCCTATGTTGGGGGTCTTAGACCGGCAACTCCGCCGGAAAATCGACCCATTTGGGCTCCGCACTGATCCCGATCATCATCGCGGTCAGCTGGAGCTGGTCAACGTCGAGACAGCCCACCACGACCGCTGTATCGACACGAATAGAGAGCATTTTGCTGCGTAGAGACGCAAATCTAAGGTACCAGCCGGGCGGCATACACTTCCATTCAGCTGTGTACGGCATCCAGTTGGAATTTGGGAACACGATCACGCCCGATCGACCGTTTTTGGCCTCCTCGGCGGCGTATTGGAACGCGTCTCGGATGATTCCGGGGTTCGGGTCTCTTACACGTTGTCCCACAGTGCCTCGTCCAGAAATTCTTGGAGTGTTCGTCCCTTGACGACTTCGGTGAAGCGGTCTTCACGCCCGGTGCGGTGGTCCTTCACCTTGTTCCGTCGCTGATCGTACGTTCGCACGGTTGTTTCGTTCGCAATCCGATCGTCGCGTTCGGCCTTCGCCTTCGCCTGCTTCTCTCGCTTCTCGGCGGCTCGGATTGCCTTGGTTAATGCCTTCATCGCCTTTCGCAAGGACGTGTGTTGACAACGCGTATCGGACTGGACCACGATACCAGTTGGTAGGTGTGTCACTCTGACACAACTCGCGGTCTTGTTCCGATGCTGCCCGCCCGGGCCTCTGCCACGGATGCGTTCGATGCTCAGGTGTTCGTTTGGAATGTTCATCGTTCATCTGGTACGTCGTCTGGGATAAAGAAACCATAGTCGCCTGCAATCTGCTTTCCCAATAGCATCAGCTCCAGGTGTTGCATCGCTTCCCATTCGGGGTTCTCGTGAACCGGGGATTCCGGCCATTCTGCTTCAACGTCGAAGATAGTTTGCTCGGATGTCATCTTGGATGCCCTTGATGAGGTGAATGATCCAGTAATGTTCCTCTCGTGCGTCCATTGTACGTGTGATGAAGCCGTGGCCATTGCATGTTGGGCAGCTTTCGCACAGCCCATGCACGGAGCACACCGGTAGGTGGTTGCCACCACCACACCGTGGGCACTTTTCAACAACGTCTGGGAACGCTTCCTCGCCGATCTTCGCCAAAATATCGGCTCCGATCACGGATTTCTTAGGCTTTGACACGATTTTGAATGATCTCAAAGGCTACGTTGAACAACTCCTCGGTGTCGTTGGTCAACGGGGTGTGAAAGGTGTCTTCGGCCTTTGTCGAGTAGTCGACGCGGCTCGGTTGCAACAGGTCTTGGATATCCAACGTCGAGGTGACACGGTAAGCGACTCCGGGCGGCAGCTCGTGGAACACCATCAGGTCGATCGTTGTCGGCTCGATTTCGTTCTCTTTGCACCACGTTCGCAGGTTTTCGGCCAACGAAAGACGTTGGGTGAAGCCTACAACGTGGCCAGCCGCCCAAACGGTGTAGCATCGGACGCCGGTAGGAATGTCGGGTAGTGTCATCTCACCTTTAACTTGTACGTTTTGAGGAGTTTGCGGGTCAGTTTCCACTTCTTGTGCTCGTCGGTGTCCAACAGCTCGTGCATTTGTTCGTCGATGGACCAGATGTCGGGGGTTGTGCAGTGTTCGCCACGGAATCGAAGCCACTTTCGCAGCAGTCGGGCACAGTCGGCGTCCCATTTGCACTTGATGTCGGTGTAGCTGGGGGTTCCGGTCGGAAAGTGGCGGTCGAACCATGCCCAGAACAGTTCTTCGGGCAGCGGGGGCGGCACGGGGCAGTGTTGGTCCAGCAGATACTCGAAGTCGCCGTCCAAAATGTGTTGGATCGCCGCTTCGACCATCTGTTGCTTCGATGGAATCAGCTTGAAGGCTCGCAAGTCGTAGATTGAGGTCATTTTCGCAGTTCGTACCAGATGAAGGAGCCGTTGGCGATCGCGTACGCGAACCACATCAGGGCGTGCGGGTGGTCATCGCCTTGTCGGAACGTGCCATACGCGATCCACAGGTAGCAGATCGTGGCGATGATGATTGGGGGCAAGGTGTTCATATCTAAACTGTACACCATAGATGCCGGATGTCAAGGAAAATCTCTGAGAGGCTCCCTAACGCGTCCGGGGACTCCGGGGTCTCGGTACACCCATTGGGCACCTGGAAGCCCACAGCGGAGGGCTCAGGCCGGTTTTCGGGCATGTGACGGAGCATGTTTCGTTTATAGACAAGACATGCTCCGCATGGTCTTCGACCGAAACTACTCCTCTAACTATTTTAACTTTTTTTCAAAATATAGTGACCGCGATTAAATAGAAGATGAAAAAAGTGTAGGGGGTTAGTTTCAGACGGAGAGGTCGCGGAGCATACTTTTTCTATAAAGAAAACCTGCTCCGCCGCTTCCCTCATTTTCTACCTCTAATAGGGGGAGAGATACCTCTCCTAGGGGGAAAGCTCCTGTTTTGGCGACGTTCGAGGTAAACCCTAAACTTGTACGCCTGTCAAGCAAAATTTCTGAGAAAATTTTTACCCCTCCCCTGGGGTACCTCTCCTCGTGTCCGGCTACACCCGAAGATTTCTAACCCACCCGGTGCCTGTTTCCTGGGCACCCGGAGTCCCCTGCAAATAGTGTGCCAAGCCGTAAGTCCAGAGGTATCAAGGGGTTCCGGAGTCGCCCGCAGGTGCCTACAAATTGGGCACTCGGCTGAAAAATTGGGCACTCACGAGACAGGATAGGGCTGCCGTTATGACCGGCACCACCGGTTCACATCCTCCAGTCGTCACAACCCTCCCCACTGTCACGACCACCCCCTCCCCTACTACTAGCACAGTCCTCACAGCACACACAACCAGCACAACACGCACGACACACACAACCACTACAACCTGCACAACCACTACACAGCAGCAGTGGGTACAGTTGTACCGATTGTGCAGGTGGTTCCGGTCGCACCGGTTGTAGGGGCACACGCGACCGGGTCCGGTTGTAGGGGTGGTAGCACCTGAGTCACCTGTATCAGTGGTAGCACCTGAGTCACCTGTAGCACGTGTATCAGGGGTAGTGATTGGGGGAGGTGTAGGGGTGGTGCAGGTGGTTCCGGTGGCGTGGATTGTGCAACATATGCCGGTTATCGTGGCCCTGACCGTGGTGCGGCCTGCGGGGGTGGTAGCACCTGAACCACCTGTAGCACGTGTATCAGTGCTGCGGGTGGTGCAGGTGGTACCGGTCCTGCGGGTGGTACCTGTAGTAGCGGTGGTGCCGGTGGCTCCGGTGGTTCCGGTTAGTGCAGTGGGTGTAGTGGTAGGGGATAAGCAGGGTGTGTGCATTGTACATTGTGGGGTGGTGGTGCCGGTGGTGTGTATTGTAGGGAGGGGAGGGGTCGTAACGATTAGAGCGTATGGGCAAAATAAAAGGCATGGCCGGACTGTGCCGGTCATGCCTATAGTAGGGGAGGGGAGGGTTAGAAGGGTGCGTCCGATTCTTCCGGTTGTGCCGATTGGAATTCCTGTGCCAATCGTGCGAGAAGTGCCTGATGTGCCGGATATTCCGGTCGTGCCGATATTTCGGCCTTCACGCGGTCGGCGGCAGCATAATTGTCACTTTCGACAAAACCGTCATGGATGTCAAGAAGCGTATCAAAGTCAAAATCGGCATAACCGTTACGATCGGTTTCCGGCTGGGCCGCTGCCCAAAGTAGCGATTTTGTGGCTTGGTAGTGTTTTGCGGATTGAAACGACATTTTGGATTCTCCGGGTTATGCTGGTGGTGACGGTTGTGACGAATTAGAAAGGGTTGCAGTTTGCAAGGATTGTGCTGAATTGAGCGATCACGTAGGAAAAAGTGATTCCGAGGCAGATAGCGGAAAAAGCGAAGTTTTGCATTGTAGCGGTCCTGACGATTGCGGTGGTGGTTTCCGGCTGGCCGTCCTGGCCGTCAGCTGGCCGTCCTGGCCGACTACTCAATAGTCGCTCACGATCGGCGAGCGGTCAAATTGTTTTTCGTCAGATTGTCAAAATCGTCCGGCTGGCCGTCCTGGCCGACATCGGCGAGCGGTCCGGCTGGCCGTCAGCTGGCCGTCCTGGCCGTCAGCTGGCCGTCAGCTGGCCGTCAGCTGGCCGTCAGCTGGCCGACATCGGCGAGCGGTCCGGCTG